ATTTAATAAGAAAGGTGTTGAAATTAATAATGGACAGTTTAAAAGGATTTTTTAAAGGGAATGCGAAGCAGGTAGAAAATGAAAAAGTGGTAATTTCTGACAGATTTGTCGGGGATGACGGAAAGCCATTGGAATGGGAAATTAGGGCTATAGGAAATGAAACGGATGACGAACTAAGAAATCAATGTACCTCACAAGTTAAGATTAAGAAAAACGTATACATGCCTAAACTTGATTACACAGAATACCTTAAAAAACTGCTTGTCGCATGCGTAGTATACCCTAACTTAAATAACAAGGAGTTACAGGACAGCTACACAGTGATGTCAGCAGAGGAACTTCTATCCACTATGCTTTTGCCGGGCGAATATAACGCTTTGGCGGAAAAGGTACAGGAAATATGCGGATTTGATAAGGATATCATGGAAGAAAAAATCGAAGAAGCAAAAAACTGATAGAGGAGGATGCAATGGCGGGGTATGCACATTACGCCCTCCACAAGCTTAAGATAATGCCGGGCGATTTTGCAGAGCTTGGTCTAGAAGAAAAAGCATTTATCATAGCAAGCATAAGATTGAAAATAGAAAATGAGAAAAAGGAAATGCAGAAAATGAAGTCCAGAGCAAGGAGGTGATGCTGATGGCAACAATAAGTTCGTCAATACAAATGATGGACAGACTGACTGCTCCTGTGCTTAAGATGGCAAGTGCCATGAGCAGTCTCGTAACCACTATGGAAGCGGCGGACAATAAAAAGATAGACCCGAAGGGGTTAGATTCAATGAAAGATAACATAGCAAGGGCTAATGCAGAACTGCAGAATCTACAGGCAGAACTTGCAGGAGCAGGGGCACAGACACAGCAGAATACGGCAAAACAGCAACAGTGGAACAGTTCGATACATAGTGGCGGTAAGGCAATGAACGGTCTGATAAACAAACTGAAAGCCGCAGTCGGAATGTATGCTTTGATTAACGGTGCGAAGAAACTGGCCGGAATATCGGATGAAGTCATGACAATAGATGCAAGGCTTAATCTTATAACAAATACATCCGCACAGAAAAATAATCTGAAAAACGCCGCATATCAAATGGCACAGGAGGCAAGAGTTCCACTGAACAGTTTTACAAATGATGTGGCCAAGCTCGGAATCCTTGCCGGGAAAAGATTTTCAAATAATGCTGAAATAATACAGTTCATGGGTAATGCAACAAAAGCATTTAAAGTGGCGGGAACATCCGCATCTGAAACTGCCGGGGCAATGACACAGCTTAACCAGGCACTTGCGTCAGGAGTACTGCAGGGAGACGAGTTCAGAAGTATCAGGGAAAATGCTCCGCTTATCACTCAGGCAATAGCAAAGGAAATGGGTGTATCTCAAGACCACCTTAAAAAACTGGCATCCGAAGGGAAAATAACCGCAGACGTAGTAAGAAGAGCAGTACTGGGGATGACGGATGACATCAACAGAGACTTTTCTAAACTGCCTATGACCTGGGGCGAAGTTTGGATAAAGGCAGGAAACTTTGCACTAAGGGCATTTGACCCTCTGCTGAGAATGATTAATCAGGTAGCAAACAGCCAAAAATTTAAGTCAATGGCAACAAGCATGGCGAGTACATTTGAAATGGTAGCAGGGGTAATGACAACAGTATTTGACAAAGCACTGGAACTTGCGGGCTGGGTTTATGAAAAATGGGATTTAATCAGACCTATAATTGTAGCTGTCGCGATTGCAATGGGGGTATATGCCTTGGCTCAAGGTATAGCAACTCTTGCAATATGGGCTTACAACACTGCGGCAGGATTTAAAGCAGCAGCTGATATGGCGATGGCTGGAGCAAGTTTTATGGCTACAACGGCACAGTACGGACTGAATGCAGCTTTGTACGCCTTTCCTGGAACTTGGATTGTAGTTATCATTATAGCAGTCATTGCAGTTGTGATAGGTTTGGTTGTAGGAATGATATATCTTATTAAAACTATGACAAAAACAGCTACAGTCACAGGAGTTGTCGTGGGAGCATTTGACTGGATGAAGGCTATGCTATGGAACATATGGGCGAGCATAGTCAACGCGATAATATCCGCTATAAATGGGATAATAAGAGGAATAAACGGACTTATAAGAAGTGCTGCAAAAGGACTGTCCAATTTTGCAAACATATTCATAGATGCTTTTAACTGGATAATGCGTGAGGCGGACAAGTTCATAAATGGACTTTTAAAAACAATGAGCGGTGCCGCTCCTCTGTTATCTGCAATCGGGATTAACCTGCCTACGTCAACAGGAGGAGCCATGCAACTTGCAAGGGCTAATTTCTCGGCACCTCAGATAGCGGAAATAAACTATAAGCTTAATAAGAAAGACGCAGGTGCTGCATATAGAAAAGGTGCAGAGAGAGGTAATGCGAAACAGAAAAAATGGGAAAATGACTTAAAGAATGGTTACAAAAATGCAAAAGATATGCTGAAAGGTGAACTTGGCGACCTCGGAGGAGGAAAAGGACTTGATCCGGCCGGAACTGGAATGCCGGGTGGCGGAGGCGGTGGAGGAAAAGACCCTAACGGTGTAGGGAAAAATACAGGAAAAACCGCCGATAATACAGGAAAAATGGCCAACAGTCTCGAGGATACGGAAGAAGACTTGAAATATCTGAGAGAACTGGCGGAACAGGAACACATCAACCAGTTCACGACAGCTGAAATAAAAGTGGAAATGAATAACAATAATACAATAGAAAATGAAGCTGACATTGATAAAGTGATAAATAAACTGACTGAAAAGATAGAAGAGAAAATGAACATTGTGGCAGAGGGGGTGCATTAACATGTACGATATTTATATTGACAGAATGCTGATACCGGTGAATCCTGACAAAATAACATACAGCATGAAGAATAGGAATGAGACTGTATCGCTTATAAATGCGTCAGAAGTGAATCTGCTGAAGTCCGAAGGGCTTAAGGAAATATCATTCAAAATTGTCCTCCCTGCATTCAGATACCCCTACCTGAATACTCTGCAGGGGTTTAACAAACCAGGGTATTATCTGGATAAACTTCAGAGACTGAAAAGGGACAGGAAAGTGTTCCAGTTCATTGTGTCGCGTAGATATCCGAACAGGAAGGGGTATTTTAACACAAATATGAAAGTCACCCTCGAAGAGTTTACATATTCCGATGACACTGACGAATTCATGGACATCCCCGTTGAAATCAAACTCAAGGAGTATCGCGACCCGAGGGCAACAGCTCTGACTATACTGGACGATAAGATTTCAGGATTTATCACGAAACCTCGAACAGTGACAGCAATACTGGACAGGATAGTCACAACCGAGGCAGGAGAAACTCTGTGGAACATATGCCGTCAGCATACAGGAGGACTTGAGAAAATGGCAGAGGTCATGAAGCTTAATGCTTTCGACAAAATAACGGACTTTATCCCGGGACAGAAAGTGAGGCTTAAGGAATGAGTATTATGCCGGACTTGAAAGGAATTAAGCTGATAGATCTTAACAGGGAAAGCTGGATTAATGCGGCAATAAAACAGTCAGTTGGAAAATTTGAGCTTGAAAAAGACATCGAACTGACCGTAACACTGGAAAATGGTCAGGTTTTAATTCCGCTTGTAACTTCTCTTGAATGGACAACTGAAAGGAAGGGAAGTTGTGGGGTACTTGAATTTGAAGTGCTGAAAGAGGAAATAGAATTTACCGAAGGGAACAGGGTATCCGTGAAATATAAGGACGCCCCTTTTTTTCTGGGCTATATCTTTAAGCGTAGCAGGACAAAATCAGGCAAGATAAAAGTTACCGCATATGATCAGCTGAGGTACTTAAAAAATAAGGACACATATATATTTAAAAATGTGACAGCAACGGAAATAATAAAAAGAATAGCGGAAGATTTTAAGCTTGAAATCGGGGAACTGGAAGACACAAAATTTAAAATTGAAAAGAGGATAGAGGACAACAAGACTTTATTTGACATGATAATATACGCTCTCTCCGAAACTCTATATAACACAAAGAAACAGTTTATCTTCTACGATAATTATGGGAAACTCACATTGAAGGAAGATGAAAAAATGAGGATACTTGACCTTGTTATTGATGATAAAAGTGCAACGGACTTTAAATACAGTACAAGCATAGATGACAAGACATACAATCAGATAAAGCTTTCAAGAGTCAATAAAGAAGCCAAAACAAGGGAGATATATATGGTAAAGGATCCGTTCAATATAAAATCATGGGGGATTTTACAATATTTTGAAAATGTTGACGAAAAAATGACAGACGGAAAAATAAAGGAAAAAGTGGAGAGTCTTTTAAAGCTGTATAACCATAAAAGAAGAACTTTCACAATGGAAAATGTCTTCGGCGACATAAGGGTCAGAGGCGGTTCGAGTATGCTCATAAAACTTAATGTCGGGGATATAGTGGTGCAAAATTATATGATAGTGGATAAAGTTAAACATAAATTTGAATATCAGAAACATGTAATGAATATTGACTTTATAGGCCAAATGGGAATAAAGGAGAGTGATAAAAATGGCGGAACTGGTACAACTGTTGAAAGAACTGTCGAAAAAAACGAATGACGCACAGGAGCCATTTGAACACAGGAAAGGTACTGTTGAATCCGTGAAACCCCTTACTGTCAGGGTAGACCAGAAACTGATACTGGAGGAAGATGATCTTATCCTTACCCATCTTGTCAGAGATTATGATGTCGACATATCTGTGAGCCACGAAACGAAAGACTTTGAACTTGTTGAAGGCGCTCTGACGGATATAAAAAATCATAAGCATGAATATAAGGGCAGAAAGCGAATAACTGTCCACAACGGTTTAAAAGTAGGTGAGGACATCGTGCTTTTAAAAGTACAGGGCGGGCAGTCTTATATTGTACTGGATAGATATAAAAACCCTCATACGGAAGGAGAGTGGTTGTGATGATACCTCGTAACGACGGACTGACTTCGGACATACGTATCATAGAACGCCCGACAAAAACTTACAAAATGGATTTGTCGGGAAATGTCATAGAAGACTATACGGATGAGCTGAAGGCAATGGAACAGGCTATCTATAAAATAATAAGAACGGAAAGGTACAAGCATATAATCTACTCGTGGAATTACGGAATAGAGCTCGAAGACCTGTTCGGAATGCCTGTAAGCTACTGTATCCCTGAAATTGAAAGAAGGGTAAAAGAGGCATTGGAACAGGATACTCGAATACTCGATGTGACTGATTTTGAATTTGAGACACTGAAAAGAGGAACGGTGCATGTCAAATTTAAAGCAGTCACAATTTTTGGAAATCTGGAACTGGAAAAGGAGGTGCAGATAGCTTAATGTTTGAAGTAATGACTTACGAAAAAATAATGGAACGGATGCTTGCAAGAGTCCCGAATAGCATGGACAAAAGGGAAGGCTCAGTCATGTGGGACGCCCTTGCCCCTGCTGCAAAAGAACTGGAGGACATGTATTTTGCATTATCAATAATACTACAGGAAACTTTTGGAGATACGGCCAGCAGACCTAATCTGATAAGAAGGGCAAGCGAAAGAGGGATAACTCCATACAAAGCAAGCAAGGCAGTATTAAAAGGTGTTTTTGACATAGAAATACCACTGGGTAGCAGATTTAATTTGGACGAGCTGAACTATACAGTCACAAAATTTATACAGCATAACACAGGAACTGGATTATACGAATATCAGGTTGAATGCGAAAATCCTGGAAGGGACGGAGGAAGAAAAACAGGAAACCTAATTCCGATTGACTACATAAACGGATTAGGTAGAGCTGAAATAACGGAACTTTTAATTCCCGGACAGGATGAAGAAGAGACAGAAAAACTGAGACAGAGGTACTTTGACAGTTTTAACATGAAGGCATATGGAGGGAACATATCTGACTATAAACTTAAAGTGCACGAAATCGAGGGCGTGGGAGCTGTTAAAGTAACTCCGGTATGGAATGGTGGTGGAACTGTTTTATTAACCGTACTTGATAGTGATTTTAATCAGGCAAGTCCTACTCTGATTAAAAAAGTACAGGACACAATGGATCCGACAAAAGATGCGAGAGGCCTCGGGGTTGCCCCAATAGGCCATATTGTTACAGTACAGGGTACAAGCAATGTTGCAATTAACATTAATACAAGCATCGCGTTTGAGCCTAATTTTTCATGGCCACTTGTAAAATTAAAAGTTGAGGAAGTGGTAAAGAACTACTTGCTTGAGCTGAGAAAAACATGGGCTCTGAAAAATGAAAAAGTGAGTAATAACCTTGTTGTGAGGGTGTCACGTATAGAGGCAAAAATACTCGACATAAATGGGATTTTGGATATACAGAACACGACAATCAACGGAAGCCCTAACAATCTGCAATTGACTGAGTATCAGATTCCTGTATGGGGAGGTATCACAGTATGACAATTTTAGAAAATATTAACGTCAACCTGCTGTCGTACCTCCCTCAGTTTATGCAGGAGTATAGGGAAATAAGGATTATAATGGCATCAGAAGAACCTGAATTGAGGTTGTTGTGGGAACTGCTTAGGAAAGTATTTAATAACCAGTTTATACAGCACTGTGATGAAGAAGGAATAAGCAAGTTCGAAGAGATGCTGGGACTGCACAGGTATGAAAATGATACGCTGGAGATTAGAATTTTTAGGGTTTTAACGTATTGGAACGACCAAATTCCTTACACATGGAGAGTTTTAGTAAACAGAATGGACCAGCTATGTGGTGCTGGAAACTACGAACTGAGACCAAATTTTAATGCATATGAGCTTGGAATTACTACGAAGTTTGACGATGCAAAAAAATATGATGAGCTGAATAATATGCTTAAGACAATACTGCCCGCAAACTTAGGATTTAACAGTATTAATATACTTACTCCGAAAGTTGTTAATACGCTGTATGTTTCTGTTGGAGCCGTGACAAACATAAACACATTAATCGAGATAGGAGGATAGAAATGGCAAGTATAAAAAGAACAGGAATAACTGACAAAGGAAAAGATTTGATAACTAGAGAAATTGCAGGAATAACGGAGTTGACATTTACGAAGATATCTGCATCAAGCAATAAACTAGCTGATACAGTAAACCTTGAAACACTTATTAATATTGATGGAGTAAAACAGACGGTGAATGTCAGTAAAGTTGAGAAAATAGGAACATCGCAGATTAAAGTGACAGCCACGTTCAACAACTCAGGACTTATGAACGGGTACAGTATGGAAACTTTGGGAATTTATGCAAAGGATACAGCAGGAACAGAAGTTCTTTTTGCAGTTACCGTTGCAGGTACTGCTGACTTCATGCCTGCAACAAACGGAATTAATTTGAGTACAGTGACAGTGGAACTTATATTTAACTTAAGCAATACTGATAATGTTTCATTATCTGTTGATACTGAGGCACTTGTGACAGTAGGAATGTTTGATTTTTTTAAGTCAGAAGTTAATAAAGATTATGTAAAATACACCGACCTTGCGGAAGAAAATAAGGCAGGGATAATAACATATGCGAAAATTAAAGAAATAGCACCAAAGCCTGATTTGAGTCCGTATATACCGTTCTCAAAAGGATACAGAAATTCAAATAATTCTGACTGGGTAGTAAGAACTAACGGAACTGATACATGGATATCTAATCATTTATATATGTACAGTTCTGTCGGGGCATACACAGGAGGATTTCATACAAACGGCGGACGTGCTTATTATAAAGTTCCTGGGCGAAATGGAGATAATTGGTGTGAAATAATGGATCATATAGACATGGCTGTACGGGACAACAGGATGAACGGCATGGATAATGACAGGGCAGATTTGAGGGGGCATATTAACAGACTGTGGACTGCAAGAGATACTGATACAGTTCTGAATATCCGCCTTGCTGGGTATATTCAGGCAGAAGTGCAGAGAAACGAAATGAGAGAAAGGAACGGCTATGTTGTTACTGGTGGTATAAATGACGATAGGAACTATACACTGGATTATTTACAGTTTAGGGCTTTGCAGATGTATCGTGCAGGAAACTGGGTAAATGTACCGTTTGTTTAGAAAGGAGTAAGAAATGAAATTTGAAGTAAATGAAGTCAAAATAATTGAAGAGGAAGACAGATTTAAGTATTACGGTATCTTTGACAAGGACAATAAGGACTGGTACGAGGAGCTTAAGAAATTTGATAAAGACACTTTAAAAGTCATGTATAACAAAGATTCATGTCTGGTTTTAAGCTTGAACAAGGATGCATCCATGATAGCCCCGACAATGGCTGGAGATGTAGTGGAAGAAATCCCTTTTCAGGCAGTAGAGATTGCTCCTGACAACTATTTTGTAGGCGGGAAAATTGTAAGATTAAAGGAATGCGAAACAATAAAAGATGGAAAGATTGTATTTGACAGGGATAAACGTATAGAACAGATAAAAAAGGAACTCTATGAGTTAAGGCTAGAATACGACGTAGCTCCGTTTGAATTTGAAGTAGGTGGCGTCAAATATCTGCAGAACAACAGGAGCATAGACCAGTCAAACCTGACTAGGATAGTAGTAATGTGTCAGGCGATGAAAAAGACGGAATTCGAAAACTGGAAATTCTACACAAAAGATAACAGTGAAAAATATGTTAATTTAACGTTACAGGACATGCTGAGAATGGCAAATATAATGCAGGCACACACTACTAAGGCGATGGCTACGGAAACGTTGCTGTCGCATAATCTGGAAAATTTAACTGACAAAGAGCTTAAAGAATATAACGCTAAAGACAGATACGAAAAAGCTTACAAAAATATGTAAGGAGGTATTTATGCTTGAAAAAGATAAATTATACATCAGTTTCCACAGACCGAAATCAATCGTTGGTTTATTAATATCACTTAGAACACTTGGGAAATATAGTCATTGTGAGTTTGTGTATAACGATTATGTTTATCTAAGCAATCCTGGTGGAGTTCGTATCAAGCCTTTTGTTTATAAAGACAACATGGATATATATGAATTAGACAGTCATATTGAGACACCAATTGTACTAGAAGAGTTTAAAAAACTGAAAGGTAAAGGATATGATTACAGTGCAATATTATTTAGTCAATTGCTAGAACTGGGGATAGAACATAAAGATAAATACTTCTGCTCTGAATTGTGCCTGCATTTAATAAATAAAGGGCTGGATGAAAGCTTGACTTACAATTTAAAGACGCTGAAAGCTAGTGCATTTAGTCCAGTAAAACTGTATAAATATCTAAAAGATATGGAACTAATAAAAGGAAAGGTGGAATAGAAATGAGAGATGTAAAGGAACTTATAGGAACAGAAATTATGGAAGGAGGAAAAACTTTAAAGATAACAGGAGTTGAAATTGAAGGAGAAAACATTGTTTTGACAACCGAAACAGTAGAAAAAAAGAAATTTGTACTATCCCAAAGAAGTTTGAACAGACTTGAAGGTGTACATCCAAAATTACAGACTTTAATAAAACTTGGAATAACGGACAGCCCGCATGATTTTATGATAGTACAAGGACTAAGAACAGCAGCTTATCAAAATGAACTATACCAGCAAGGAAGAACTAAGCCTGGTAAGATAGTTACAAACTGTGATGGATATAAAAGTAAATCTAACCATCAGGCAAAAAGCGATGGTTACGGACATGCAATAGATTTTGCAATTTATGATCCTACGTTGCCAGATAAAATTGACTGGGATAATAATAAGAAATACAAAGAAGTAGCAGACCATTTAAAAGAAGTAGCAAAAGAAAATGGAATAAACATCGTTTGGGGAGGTGACTGGGTAAAATTTAAGGACTATCCGCATATTGAGTTAGTCTAAGGCTCAAAAATTCAAAAAATTAAGTCTAAAAAATTTTATAGGCTCAAAAAATGAAAAAATTGAGTCTATAGA